TTCATCTGGTCGCACCAGCGCTGCAGGTCGTACTCGCTGCGCGCGAGGATGATGCCCGGATCGATGGTCATTACCCGCGCCGGTAGGCGCACCGGCACGTCGTGCTCGCCGTCAGCCAGCGCGCGCGCCATCGCCTCGCGGCGCCGGGCGGGGAGGCCTTGCCAGCCCTGCCAGCCGTCGCGGCCTACGAACAGTCCCGTCTCCGCAGACGGGGAGGGAGCGCCACGAATGACGACCCCCTCCCCACGGATTTCGAGGATGCTCATGCGCCTGCCCTTCTCGCCACCGCCGCGAGCGACTGACCGGCCGCGACCACCGCAACCTCCGGATCCATCTCCGCGAAGTTGTTGTTCTGGACCACCGACGGCGCCGCTGCGGGCGTGGCCACGCCAGGACCGCCCGTACCCTTGACCGTGATGGTCGAGGACACGGAGCCGATCAACGCCTGCACGCGCGCGGCTTCCGCCTGCGCGGCAGCGGCCATCGCCGCCGACGCCCGAGCAACATCGCTCTGCCCGTCCCCGATACCGCCGGCCATCTGACCGGCGATCGCGGCACCACCAGAGCGGAGCGCGTACCAGCCCGACCCCGACAGGGGGCCGCGCTTGGCTGGGGAGTGCGGGAAGAAGTCGCCGACGAAGTCCATGAGGCCGCCGAGGGCGTTCCCAACGTCGCCGAACATCGACCCGATCCCGTCGATGAGGGATTGGATGATCGCCTTCCCGGCGTCCAGCAGCGCGGGACCGAGCGCGAGGATCGCGTCGACCATCGCCGGGCCCATGTCGGTGAGTGTCTGCTTCAGCTGAGGCAGCATCTCCGGGATCGCGGTGACGAGCGCCTTGAACAGCTCGATCCCGGCGTTGAGGAGCGTCGGGATGAGGCTGATCAAGGTGGTGATGATCTGAGGCAGCATGCCCACGATCGCGACGAGCAGTTGCGGGATCACCGTGAGCAGCCCAAGGACCAGCTGCAGGAACAGTTGGATCACCGTCTCGAGGAGCATCGGGATCATCCCGATGATCGTTGTCAGCAGCGTCGGCAGCAGGCCGATCAGCGTGGTGAGCAGATCTGGGATGACCTGCACCAGCCCGAGCACGAGCTGCAGGAACAGCGTCATCGCCGCGGTCAGCAGCGCCGGGAGCATCCCGAGCAAGCTCGTGAGGATCTGCGGGAGTGCCCCGATGATCGCGGTCAGTAGGACCGGGATCACCTGGATTACAGCCGTCACCAGGCCCATGAAGAGCTGCAGCGCGCCGGTGACGAGCGTCGGCAGCAGGGCCACAAGACCCTGCACGAGGCTCACAACGAGCTGCACTACCGTCGTGATCAGGACGGGCAGCACCTGGATGAGCCCGCGCGCGAGCCCTGCGAACAGATTCAACGCTCCGCCGACGATCAGCGGAAGGTTCGAGACCAGCGCGTTCACGATCCCGGACACCGCGATCGTGATCCCCGCGGTGACCTGAGGGATCGCCGATACGAGGCCCTGTACGAGAGCGTCGAGGATGTTCACCCCGGCGTTCAGCAGCTGCGGGATCTGCGCCACGATCGCCGAGACGATCTGCGGGACCAGCACCCCGAACTTCACTGCGAGGCCCGGCAGTGCCGCGACGACGGACTCGATGACACCCGTGAGGGACGTCACCAGGCCACCGAAGTCGCCACCGGTCAGCGCGAACCCCGCGAACGCGGCCGCCACGATCCCGAGCGGACCGCCGAGCAACCCGAGTGCCCCCGTGAGCCCCGGGATCAGGGTCGTCAGCAGCGGAATGCGGGACAGGAGCGTGCCCAGCCCGCCTGCGCCGAGAGCCGCGAAGGCTCCCGCGACGGGACCGATGATGCCCTGCATGCCCGCGAGGGCACCCGTAAATATCGACGCGCCCTGCCCGAGACGGTTGAGGAACCCGGTCACGGCATCGAAGGCCGGGCCGAGCACCTTCAGAAGGATGCCGCCGAGCGCCTTCGCGCGATCCTCGATGGGGCCGAGAGCGGACGTCGCCGCCTGGATCAGGGGGGCGATCTTGCCGTAGATGGGCTGTAGCGCGTTGGCACCGATCCGGCCCATCGCGGCGAGGAAGTTCTTTGCCGCGCCCGGGACGGTTTTGCCCATCTCGTCCGCGACGGTTCCAGCAGCCTTCGTCGCGGCCTTCGAGAACGTCTCGAAGTCGATCTTGCCGTCCGACGCCATGTCGAACACTTCGCCGGCGGTGACACCCAACTGATCGGCGAGAGCCTGATAGATGGGGATGCCCTTGTCGGCGAGCTGCGAGATGACATCGTTCTGGACGCCGTTGGCCTGGGTCGCGGCCTTGTTGAAGATCGACCCCATCTCGCCCATCGAGACGCCGGCCGCCGAGGCGTTGTTCGCGATCGACTTCAGGTGAGCCTGCAGCGCCTCGCCGGGCTTGATGCCGGCGGCGACCGCGGACGCCGCGACGGTAGCCGCGTCGCCGAGACCGAACGACGTGCCCCGAACGGATGCCAGGGCGTCGCCCATGACCGTCTGCACGGTCGCGGCGTCGTTCCCGAGGCCGGTGAGCTTCGCGCGCGCGGTGTCGATCGAGGTGAGGCGGGAGAAGCCCTTGCCGAGTGCGACACCGATACCAGCCGCGGCGACCGTGACACCCGTGGTCGCGGCGCTCTGAATGCCAGAGCCAACCGCCCGTCCCGCAGCGGACGCCGCTCGGGACGCCGCCGAGACGATGCCCTGGAAGGCGCGGGAGGCCGCCGAGCCGACAGGCCCGGCAATACCGGCCACGGCCGAGGAGATGCGCGAGAGGGGCGCGGCGATCGCCGGACCCAGCTTGCGGAACACGCCCGCCACCTGAGTGGCGACAGGAGAGAGCCACGTCGCAACCCGGGAGCCCAGACGCACGAACGGGGAGGCGAGAACTGTCGCGGCCGCTGCGGCGTACTGCACGTACGGCGCGAACGCGCCCCGCACCGTCGACCCGACCCGACCAGCCCACGCCTTCGCGGCGGTCAGCGCCTTCGCGAGGCCGCCACCGACCATCGTCGCCATCGACACGAACGCCGAAGACACCCGCGCCGCCCCTGCCGCAGCGAGACGCCCGAGATAGGTAAACCCCGTCACGTCCAGCAGCGCGCGCGAAAGCCCGCCCAGCGAACCGGCCAACCCTGTGAACGACGACTGTCCCGCCCGAAGGTCCGAGAAGCCCGAACGGAAGTCGCGAAGCAACTGCCCCATGCCAGCCGCGCTCGACACCGCCGTTACGGCAACGGCCGTCTGCGCGCGCGCCAAGGTTTCCTGGGCAGCACGGAGGCGCTCGGTGGCGGCAGCGGCGGCGTCTGCGGTCACCTGCTGCGCACGCCGCGCGCTCGCCACGCGCTCGGCAGCGGCGGCCGCCTGCGAGGAGTCCTCGCCCGACTTCTTGATCGCCTCCTGCAGGCGAACCTCAGCCACGCGCACTCGTCCGGCGTCATCCTGCTGGCGGAGACGGACCTTCGAAAGGGCGGCAGACGCTGCGGCGACGTCGCGCGTCAGCTTAGACACTTCGGCGGCACCCGCGTCGGCCGCGGCGGCGGCGAGCGATGCCTTCAGATCGCGGCCGACGCTACGGCCGAGCCGCTGCCCGACGCCACGGAACCCACCCTCGGTCGCCTTCGCGCCGGCCAGACCGGCCGACGTCGCTTCCTTGGTGACCGCAGAGCGGAATCCCCGCATGGTGGGGACGACTGCGAAGTGGCCGGAGCCGAGCTCGTCGGACATGCCACCTCCCAGGCTCAGGTGAAGACGAAGTCCGCGTCCAGCGCGGCGCTGGCCTCTGCGATCTCATCGGGCGTGGCGGGCGCCTGCTCCTGCGGAACCTTCATCGACCACGGCATGACCGCCTTCGCGGCGGCCTTGCTCGGGATCTGCGCGATCATCGTCAGCAGCTCCGGCATGGATGCCGGGTACGCCCACCCCGCCATCTCCGCGCCGAGCGCCGTCGATGGGTCGGCCGCGGCCCGCTTGACGAGGACGCATGCCTCGCCCCAGCTCACGGCGTCACCCAGGTCCGAGAGCCCCACCCCGCAGGACGCGCGCAGCGTCCACGCGACGGCGGAGCGGTGCTCCCGGATGACCTGGACGACGCTCAGGATTCCGGGCGCTTCGCCCCCGCCACCCGCTCGAACACGTCGAAGAAGCGGGTCGTCATCGCGAGCGTCTCGGTGAAGTTGTGTGTGGCGAACTCCCGCACCGCGTCCTCGCCGCCGAGCTTGAGAAGCAATTGCTTGACCTGCTCGACGGGGTTCTCCGTCTTCTCGCTCATCTCGTCGAGGTCGGCGAGCGTGATGTTCAAGGGGAGTTGAATGATGACGCCGTCTTCGAAGCGGCCGACGAAGTTCTTCTCGACGATGATGTGCTTGATATCCGGGATGAGCGCGACGACCGCCTTCTCCTCGTCGTCGTCGGTCCAGTTGTCGAAGTCGGCGTCCGTGAACGCCGGAGCGGTCTTGGTGGTGGCACGTGTGGCCATGGTGGTTCTCCTATCGGGTAAGACTTACGAGGCGACGTAGGCGACGCCGTGTGGCAGCGATGAATCGCAGTCGGGCAATACGGGCGGGGTCGAGCGTCCACTCGGGAACGCCGATGATCTGTACCTCACCGCCTAGGCCGAGGAAGTACCCGCGGCTGATTGGCGTGCTGTTCCGCTCCGTGAAAACGTCCGAGACGTATCTCGCGTGCTCTCCGGCAGGCAGAAGGATCGTTGGCCTACCGCCACCTCCGCGCGTGGGGTGCACGCCGAAATACGCGTGCATCTTTCGCATCAGATCGTCACGTCGAGAACGCAATGAATCGTCCATTGCTCGCTCCTTGTATCGGGGTTCTCGGGTTCGGGTGAAGGCTGGCCGGGTGACCCGATAGCACCCGGCCAGCCGGTCTGTTACGAGACGGACACCGCCGGGCTGGCCCCGCCGGTGAGCGCCTTCGACGCGAGCGCGAGCACCGCCGCCGTCGGCAGCGTGACCGTGTACGGCCCCGTCCCGCTCGTGGTGATGCCGGAGATGCCGGTGACACCCGCGATGCCGTTGAGCGCACTCGACACGGCCGAAGCCGCGGCGTCGAATGCGATCGGCGGGGTGTTCACACCGTTCAGGGACAGGGTGAACGTGCCACCCGTCGGGGATCCCGTGATCGTCACGGTCCATCCCGTCTTCGCCGAAGCGGAGACGGGCAGGATGAGCCAGTCGCGGCAGAAGCCGCCGACGGTCTCGTCCCAGATCCACTCGAACGTCACGGCGCGGCCATTGACCTCGCCGCGGGTTTCCTGGTCGGTCTCGACCGCGGAGATGCGCGCGAGGCCGTTGCGGACTCGGGTCGCGCCGTTCTTGTACTTCGTGACCACCAGCAGCGGGAACACCGTGTCGGGGGTGAGTCCGGTGATCACGATCATCCCGTTCGCGTCGGGCGTCTTGCCCGTGACCAGGCGGCGTACCCGCTGGTCGAACTGCGCCAGGTTGATCTGGATGGTCGGCTGGTCGTCACCGGCGAGCTTCTTGCCCTGCTGGAAGAACTCGATCGGGTCGCCCGCGTCACCACCCTCCTGAGGGCCGCCGTCGACCTTGAACAGGCCGACCTTCTCGTACCCCGCGGGCACGGTGATGGGCAGGGTCGCGCCCTGCAGCGAGCTCAGGTACGTC